AAGTGTAATATATGATAATGTATTGTATGAACACGGTGAGGGTGGACAGGCTTTTACAAAAGCAAAAAATAATATGATGTCAAGCGTCTGTGGTCATACGCACACAGAGGCTTATGTAAGATGGTTAGTTGGTAAAAAATTTAGAGTTTTTGCTTGTCAAACTGGAGTAGGTATAAACAATAAAAGCTATGCAGCAGCGTACGCCAAGAATTTTAAAAAACAAGCTATTGGTTGTGCTGTCGTTTTAAACAATGGTAAGCTACCTATAAATCTACTAATGGAACTATAAAAAATAAGGGCAAAAATATTAGAATGTTATCCCTACTAATATAATTGCCCCTATCTAGAGTAGTACAGTAATGAAAAAACTACTCTAAAACAATACCTCTTAATACCTCTTTTTCTCTTTGGAATTGTACGTGATCATACGGACTTTTTATTAAATAGTATCTTTTAAACTTTTTTATATCTCCATACATATTTTTTCTGCTCATATAAAAGGATTCTATTCTATATCCATCATCTTTTAAATCTCTTATAATACCTTGCAAATCTAGTATCATAAGTTTTTGCATACACTCTAAAGTTGTTATACTAAAGTGTTCATTAAAGTATTTTAATAGTTGTTCTTTTTGATTCATTTTATTTATATAAGTTTTCTTGAAGTTCCATTAACTCATAAACCTCATTACATAATTCGTTAATAATTTCTGATTTATCTATACCATAGTGGTTTTGTTCTATTTCTAAATAATTAATTTGGTTTCGTAAAAAGTGTATCTTTTCATCCCATAATTCATTAAATTTATCTAATAATTCTTTTTTGTTCATTTTTTTTGATTTTCTATTATTATGTTATAAAAGTATTTGTAAAATTTATCAAAATCTTTTTGAGCGTCTTTAGTATATTTAAAACTCCTAAACTCATCATAATTATTTATAGTATATTCAATTTTTAAATCTTCATACTTTTTTTCTACTTTGTTATGAGCTAAAGCTATTGCTAAAGTATCAGCGTCTATAGTTACTTTCATTTTTCTTGTTTTATTGGTTCGCAAATCTCTCCACACTCTGAACACCTTTGGCTATCAGAATTACTAGGAGCATTACAACAATCTGAGTATATATCTATTATTTGTTTTTCCATTATCTATACCCTTTTTTATTAGCGTATTCGCTAGTTTTTACTATAAGTGCAAATGTTAAAAATAGTATTAATTCCATTACTTTTTATTTTTATAAAATTCATTATATTTAGGTAGCATAACTTCCTCAAAATATATTTCATATTTAATTACAGAAAGGTATTCTTTTAATTCTTTTAAGCTTTTTCCGTTGAGGTTTAGCTCTTTTATTATTTTTAAATGTTTGTCGTGACTTAATTCCATTTTATCTATGTTTTAAGTTTAAAGTTTGTACCTCTATTAACATTTGATAAGCTTGTATTATCCTAGATTGATAGTCAGATTGTAAGCTAGAACTAAAATCAATATCTTTTAATTCTTCTAACCTTTCTTCTAGTTTTTTAATTTGTTCTCTAAATGAGATTTCTAATTGGTCTAATAATTCTGTGTTTTTCATTACTTGTTGTTTTTGTTTAAACAAATATATGTAAAATATTTTTAATAAAACAAATAAATAATTAATACTTTATTAACAATATCTATGTTAATATCTTTTTATTTTTGTAAAGTTATTTTAATTATATTTGTAAAAATTATTGTTTATGAGATTTACACAATTTAAAAAACAAGATGAGGTAAGAGATACCTTAATTTTGGAAATGATGAAAAACAAAATAAGAAAAAACCACTTAGCTAAAGAATTATCTTTGAGTTATCCAACAATGTTAGCAAAATTAGATAATCCTTTTTCATTTAAAGTGAGTGAACTTTTATTATTATGTGAAATAGTCAAACTTGATATTAACGAATTATTAATTAAATACTAAAAAAAATGGAAACTAAAAAATCAAAAATTACAGAATTAAATTTACAAAACGAAAAGTTTAATGATATGTATATATTTACTATAGTCTTTGAAAATGGAGATATTGGCAAATTATACAAAAAGAAAGACAAAACATATGAGCAGGTAGGGGATGAGGTAGAATACACAATAAGTCCTAAGGGTAGTGTTAAAATCGCTTTTAAGGGTGAGTCAAAGTTTGATAACAATACATCAAAGCCTGATTACTCTACATCAAAGCCTAAATATTCAACACCTAAAATTAATGTTAATGATGAAATAAGATTTAATGTTGCATTTAAAGGAGCTATAGAATTAGCTGCTGGTGGTGTAATTAGTGTAAATGAAGTAGAAGAATATACTTTAAAATGGGATGAATTTCTTAAAGATAAAAAGTCAGTAGAAATGCCTTTTTAACTATTGAATGTTAATAACTAATAATTAAATTTTATAAAATGTAAAATAATTTTATATAATTTTAGGCAAATGAAAAAATCAATACTAGCAACTACTCCTTTTTTAATTTTAAATAAGTGTCTTCTTGTTAATTTAGGGGTAGACGCTAGTTTGGTTCTTTCTGATCTTATACAAAAAGAAGAATACTTTAAAGATAGCTCTCAAAATAATGGGGGCTATTTTTTTAATGTAACAAATGATATTAGTTGTAGTACTACCCTTTCTTACTATCAAATTAAACAAGCGTTATCTGTGCTTGAAAAGTGGGGCATAATTAAGGTAGTGTTAAAGGGTGTACCTGCTAAAAAACATTTTAAGATAGACCACTCCCAGATATTAAGTTTTTTAACATCTAGTATTGAAAAAACTGAAGAACTAGATTGTAAGAATTTTAATAACAAGATATTAAAAAATTTAAACTCTATTAATAATAATAAAGAAATAAGAATTAAAAATAAGAATGTATATACACGAAAAGAAAAGTTTTTAAATGATTTAAAAGAATTAGAACCTAAAGATTATATTGAAGATTTTAAAGATTATTGGACAGAAGAAAATAATGTTGGGAAACAGCGTTGGGAATTAGAGAAAACTTGGAATACTAATTTACGATATAAAAGGTGGTGTAAAAATCAAAAGAATTTTAGTAGGGGAAGTAGTGCAAATAATATGCCTGACTTTTTAGATGGAGCTTATATAAATAGAATTAAAGAAGATCAAGCACAATTAAATAAGTTTTACAAACATTTAGTTGATAATTTTAATTATGAAAAAGTGGAAACTTTAACAGGAAAAATTATTTATAGAAAACGAAGATGATATTTATTAGTTTCATAAAGAATGGTTTGTTACTTGGGGTTAGACACTTTGAGCCAGATGAAATAAGAAACTATTGGGAAATACATATACTATTATTAGTATTTCAAGTAAATATATTTATAACAACAAGAGATGATAACAATAAGTAATTTAAGTTTAGTAATATTAATAGTATTTGTTTTTATAATAGGAGCTTTAACTTGGGAATATATAAAAAGTCAAATTAAATGAAAGAACAAAATTTACATAATAGCATAGTAGATTATTTAAACTACTATCCTCATATACTTTGGACTTCTACTTTAGGTGGTGTTTATTTAGGTAAAGGAAACTATAAGCAAAAAGCTCTAGTTAAAAAACATTATAAAAAAGGCGTTCCAGATTTATTAATATTTGAACCCAATAAAAAATATAACGGATTAATGGTTGAGTTGAAAGTTAAATATAATAAGCCAAGCAAAGATCAAAAGTTATGGATAGCTAACTTGACAGCTAGAAATTATAAAGCTGTAGTATGTTATTCACTAGAAGAATTTATAGATATATTTACTAAATACACTAAAACGATATAATGTTTAAAAAAAATAATTTAAAAATACATAACGGAGATTGTTTAGAGGTTATGAAGTCAATACGTGATAAAAGTATTGACGCAATAATAACTGATCCCCCTTATGGCACAACAGCTTGTAAATGGGATAGTGTAATTGATTTTGATTTGATGTGGGAACAATTAAACAGAATAATAAAACCAAAAGGTGCTATTGTTTTGTTTGGTTCTGAACCCTTTTCAAGTGCTTTAAGAATGAGTAATATTAAGAATTATAAGTACGATTGGAAGTGGGATAAGATAGTCCCCACAAACTTTTTAAACGCTAAAAGACAACCAATGAGGATATATGAGGATATAATGGTTTTTAATTCTAAAAATTATTATCCTATAATGGTAAAAAGAGAAAAACCAATAAAAGGATATGCTACAAGAAGCATAACCAATAGTGATATAAAATTAGATAAAAAACAAAGGGTTTACACCCATAAACACCCAACGAACAAAATAGAAGTTAAAAAGTTGAAAGGTACGGAACACCCAACACAGAAACCTGTTAAATTAATTGAGTATTTAATCAAAACATATACCAATGAAAATGAAACAGTATTAGATTTCACAATGGGTAGTGGAACAACAGGCGTTGCGTGTTGCAATACTAACAGAGATTTTATAGGGATAGAACTTGACAAAGAGTATTTCAAAATAGCAGAACAAAGAATAAAAGAACACACAATACAAACTAAATTATTATGAGAAAAAAACACGAACCTTTTAAGAATATTAGAACAAAAGACGGTAGGGAAAACTTTAGATACTTTTTATTTGAAATAGATAGAGGGGTTACAAGTGATATTTTTATACATAAAGAAACACAGATTATAATTGATGAGGATGAGTATATACTTAATAAGATTGATTTTATACAAGACCAATATACACCTCAAATGGTGGTAGTAGAAATAAGCCCACTTGGTAAATGGGAATACAACGCTTTAAAAAATACAGGAGTTAATTTATTTATAGAATTGTGCAAAAACTAAATACATATTTAGAAAAGAGTTACACTAATTTGTTAGATATATCTAAACGTATAACTAGCAATAAATACCCTGACTGTGAAGATTTGTTACACGAAACAATATTAGCTTTATACGATTCTAATCAAGAAAAGATTAAAGTAATAATAGAAAAGAAGCAATTAACTTTTTATATAGTTAGAATAATGATGAATCAATACCAAAGTAATACTAGCCCTTATCATAAAAAGTACAGAAAACAATACAACGAAAAACAATTAAAAGAATTTTATATTTATACTAAAGAGCCTCTAACAAAAGAAAAGATGAAGAAGTTAGAGGAACAAGAAGATAGATTACAATGGATAGATGAGAAGTTAAAAGGTTTAAGTTGGTTTGATGTAGAAGTATTTAGAATATATTTTAGAGAGGGTTTTAGCTTAAACAAAATGCAGAAAGAAACAAAGATAAATAGAAGCACACTAGGAAAGTCAATTAGATTTATTAAAAATTTTTTAAAAAATGAAAAACAAAAGTAAAGGTTTAGGGGATAGTATAGCCAAAATAACTAAAGCTACTGGTATAGATAAGTTAGCTAAAAAAGTATTAGGAGATGATTGTGGTTGTGAAGAACGAAGAAAGAAGCTAAATCAAATGTTTCCAAACTTTAAAAATATTAGACAATTTACAGAAGATGAGATTAAGATATATGATGAGGTAGTACCAGGTATAGAATTAAGGCAAAGATTAAATGCAGAAGAAAAAACTATAGTAGCCACTTTATATAATGGGGTATTTGGTCAGAATCCACAATGGAAAAGCTGTAGTCCATGTAATAAGCAAATAATGGATAATCTTAAAAAGGTATATGAAAAATCTTGTAAAGTATGAAGAAGTATATAAAAATATATATGGACTATCACGATTATTGTAAAGATGATTTTATACCTTGTGAGCATTGTGGAACTACTGCTGTAGACATTCACCATATAGATAGCCGTGGTCTTGGGGGTGACCCTAGAGGACATAAGAATCAAATAGAAAACCTTATTGCTTTATGTAGAGCCTGTCATATAAAAGCAGAAACAGACAAACAATTTAATAATCAATTAAGAGAATTAAATAAACATAAACATAATCATAGCTATTAATGAAAATAGAAAAAGTTAAAATAGCAGAATTAAATCCTGCTGAGTATAATCCTAGAAGAATGACTAGCAAACAATATGAGGACTTAAAAAGCTCACTAGAAAAGTTTGGTTGTGTTGATCCTATAATAATAAACGCAGATAATACTATAGTTGGTGGACATCAAAGAGTAAGGATAATGAGAGAGCTAGGTGCAGAGCTTGTACCTACTGTTAGAGTGAATCTATCAAAAGAAGATGAAAGAGAGTTAAACATAAGGTTAAACAAAAATACTGCAGAATGGGATATGGATATGCTATGTAACTTTGATATAGACAATTTGTTAGATTGGGGTTTTAAACATATAGAGCTTGGTTTTAACATAGACAAAATAGAAGAAGATAAACCAACAACAGTAACAGTAAAAGAGAAAGACATAAAACTAGCTAATAAATTATATGAAGATTTAAAGGCTAAAGGGTATAAAGTAACTATAAAATAAATTTAATAAAATGGGCAAAAAAGAACACAACCTTAAGAAAGAAACATTACTACAATCATTAGAGAGTAGTATGGGTATAGTATCTACAGCTTGTAATAAAACAGGTATAAGTAGAAGTAGTTTTTATAAATGGTATAAAGAAGATGAAGAATTTAGAAAAAGAGTAGATGATATAGACAATGTAAAACTAGATTTTGTTGAAAGTAAGTTATTTACAAACATAGATAACGGAAAAGAAAAAAGTATTATATTCTACTTACAACACAAAGGACATAAGAGAGGATATATACAAAAGCAAAACATTAATCTAACTTCTAACGAAGAAGACATTAAGAAAATAGAAATTGAAATTATTGAATCTAAAGGGAACAGTAGTCCTACAAAAGAATCTTAATGCTAGTACAAGAATTGTAGTTAATCAGGGTGGTACAAGAAGTAGTAAGACTTATAGTTTAGCTCAATTAATAATACTTAAAGCGTTACAATCAAAGGGAAAGGTATATACTATTTGTAGAAAAACATTACCTGCTCTTAAAGGAACTGCTTATAGAGATTTCTTTAATATATTAGAAAGCCACAACTTATACAATCCTGATAATCATAATAAGTCAGAATTAACTTATAAACTAAATGGTAATGAAATAGAGTTTATTTCTGTTGATATGCCACAAAAAATAAGAGGACGTAAGAGGAATATATTATGGTTAAATGAGGCTAATGAGTTTAGATTTGAGGATTGGGTTCAACTATCATTAAGAACAACAGAGAATATATATTTAGACTTTAACCCCTCAGACCCTTATAGTTGGATATATGACAATGTAATCAATAGAGAAGATTGTACTTTTATTAAATCAACTTATTTAGACAATCCTTTTTTACCTGATGAAACAATAAAGGAAATAGAAAGGCTAAAACAATTAGATTCTAATTATTGGCAGATATATGGGTTAGGTGACATGGCACAACCTACAGAAACTATATTTAGACAATTTGAGATATGTAACAATATACCAACAGAATCAACGCTAATTGCTTTAGGTTTA